TGTGGTGATATTAGTGATCGCAGCTCTTGTAGTAATAATCGGCTTAGTAACAGGCGGCATAGCACCATTTCCGTTTCTTAATGGTCTCATTAAAGCATGAGTTATCCACAGCTAGTTAGTTGTTTATACATTACAAACTAAGACGTATAATACACACATGCCAACAATCACTCCAACAAAAGAAAAGAAAGCAAAAGTTAGTCCACAACAGTTCGTTACACTTGAACAGTTTGATAAATTGACCGATGTATTGAAATCAATTTCAGATACAGTGATCGAATTGAAGACACGCCCAGTAGCACAAGTACCTGAAACAAAGGTTGAGCAAGAGGTAACCAAAGCAGGACCAAACAAGTCGATGACAAACGTTGAATGGGAAGAAGATGCACGTACAAAAATCGGGGAAGCGTTAGATCATTGTGAAGTAGAAACACCGAAGAATGGTGGAATGATTTACACAATCGTGATTAAGACAGAGTTCTCAAACGCAAACAAGGAGTACTTGGAAAGGAACAAAACTGATCGCAGGTCGTGCGAGGTATCAACTGGAGGATTCCCAGCGGTACAGAATTGGAATAAGCTCGTTGCGTTGAATCTTAAAAGGGGAGGAGTACGTGGACAAATTGCATAATTATTAATTAACATAAAATACTATGTCAGACCCAACACCATCATGTCCAGAGCAAAAAGGCAATGAAGGAGAAGCCCTTATTGACGGACAGACACCAGCCGAGAAAGAACAGCAACTACCATAATCACCATGTCTCACACTAAAGACGAAAAAAAGGAAAAGAAAGAAGATTCTCATGCTGATGAAGCTAAGAAGGCTATCACTCGTAAAGATAAAAGTGATGCAATGGAGGACAAGAAAGACAATTACGAGAAGAAGCCGTCAGAGAAGCTAAAAAAAAAGAGAGGAACATCAAACGGTTACCTACACAAGCACTAATTAGAAGCATTTATTTCCAACAACCAATGAAAATCACACTAAACATACCGGAGAGACTATACATTTCAGACCTATTCACACTATGGAAAGGTAATGTCCTTACCGAGGGTGCGCAGATTATGGAATGTGCTAAAAGTGTCGTGTTGAGCATCGAGGAACAAAAGGAGATTGAGTACGTCCAAGAGGGACAAGTTCGCAAGTGGAATGTAACCAAGGCACAAGATAAGGAAGTTGATCTAAACGCCGAGACAAAGAATTATATACTCGGAAAGTTGAAGGAGCGTGACGAAGCCAAAGAGGCAACGTTTGCTGAGATCAATATGGTACAGGAATTGAGAAAGAAGTTAGCATAGATCATTACAAATCACGCCTCGAAAGAGGCTTGACCCCAGCGCCCTGAATCTTAAAGCCAGCAGGACGCCTGGGTCAGGCCTTACGGAAGGCACATAATTCTCGCTATCTTCGGCGAGTAACAAAAACTGAAGTAAAATATTATGTCCAACACAAACGAACCGGAAGTAAAAGATATCGAACGTATTGAAATCCCACCTGCCGAGGGGGATGATACAGTCGAAACTCCTGAATCTTCCCAGGAGGAACCAGAGACAGGTGAGTCAGAAAAGGAAACACCTGAAACTGAAGAACCAGAGGAATCTGAAGAAGAACCCGAGGAACCAAAATCAGTAATTCAAAACGCAGCACCAGAAACTGATGAAAACGGGGAGATTAAACGTCTACCCGATGAGACCCCACGAGAGTACGCAATGAGACTTGAAATAACACGTCTGAAAGGTGACTTAAGAAAGGATCGCACAAGCGAAATTCTTACACCACCCCCTGCAACAACAAAGAAAGAATTATCTCCTGAGAAAAAGAAAATCCTCGAAAAGTATAAACAAGAGGATATCAATACTCTCAAAGAAGTATTCGATGTAATGGCAGAAGACATGGGATTTGTGAGGCAGGACCAATTAGGCGCTACTGCATATCAGCAGAAAGCGACAGAGGTTCTAGATGATTTCTTGGAGAAACACCCAGAATATCAACCACAAAACGATAAGGATAATGTCCTATGGGAACGTTTCAAAGGGGAATATTCTCTCTATCGACCCACACAGAATCCAAAGGATCTCAAACGTATACTCGATAAGGTACATAAAGAAGTTTTTGGTATTAAGCCAGCTGCGGCACTTAACAGTCAAGACGCCGCAAAAGAGAAGATAAAAGTCGCATCTCATAGCAGCGCCTCTAGACCAGCGCCAATGAAGAACGGTGAGAGACTCGTAAATCGTAATGCCACAGGGTTACGAACGGAAATGCTTAAAGGATTCTCCGAGGAGGAAATCGCCGAACTCATAGCTGAATAGAGTAAACTAAAAAACTTATATGGCACAAGGATTTACCTTGGTATACGATCCAGACACAACGGTCTATCGTAATGTAAGAATTGCTAGTGGTACCGCAGTCGCCGCAGGTACAGTAGTTGACCAGTCTCATTCTGGGTCAGCCACTGTCGACGTAGCAACCGCAACCACAAGCTCTGTGACCAGCACCATCTATGGTGTTACGGTTGAGAGCATCCCATCGACAGCCACCACAGTTAAGATTGCACTCATCACACCAAGACAAGTTTGGTCATGTGATACGGGCGCAACGAACTCAACGGGTGGAGGAACAGCCGCAGCCGCATACAATGGTCTACGCACGATTCTAGGAACTATGACATTTACAGTCGGCACAACCGCACTACCTGCGGGAGTATTGTCTTACCTCACATCAAGTGGAGTAAAGTCGTTTGCAACGGCAGACACCATGACATGCTCGACCTCATATGCAACAGGATCAGATGTGACCGGCACAACCGGAGTCTGGATTCAAATGGGTCTATTATCAGTAGTTTCCACAGCGCGCGTAGTCGGCCGCTTCCTAGTTGAACACGCCGCATAAGCGTAAATAATCATGTCTACAGCACCTATGAACATTGCTCAGGGCGCTGACCTTGTAGATCTCTCTATTCAGAGAATCTTTGAGAAGTCCAGCGAGCCTGAAGTAATGTATCCAAAGTATTTTAAGACTAGAAAGACAGAGGATTACTATGAAAAGGATTCTTCTTTGTCAGGTCTAGGCGAAGCTGATTTCGTCGATGAAAACGGCGTGATCATCTCCGACACACCAGTTCAGGGTTATAAGAAAGTTTATACCCAGAATATGGTCGGAACGATAATCCCATTCACATTTCAGATGTGGAAATTCGGGATCAAAAAGCGTGATCTTGATAATGTCTCAAAGGAATTGAAAGCATCTATCGCACGTAAGAAAGAGCGTCTCTGTGCAGAGCGCATCGATAACGGAGCAGGAACCTCTTACAGTCACTCAGGACAAGGGGGCACAAAGACCATTGCCACAGTCGGTGGAGATGGGTTGGCAGCATTCTCAAAGACTCACACACGTGAGGATGGGGGATCAAACCAAAACAACGTTCTCTACGACGGCACAACATATAACCTTCCGTTTGACTATGCAGGTGTAAAAGCCGCATATAGAACAGCTGGTCTTATGGTCGACCCACGTGGTAATCCAAGGATTCCAGATCTCAATGTTCTAGTATGCAAAAAGAACTCCTCTGTGCACTTCAAGGCAAAGGAAATTCTGAAGGCTATTAAGGACGGTAAGATTCCAGAGTCCTTCGATCATGACGGATCGGCAGTCAATGCGTTTGAAATCGTTCCTCTCCAGTACTTGCAGAACGCTGCATATTGGGCAATGTTCGATTCTTCAAAGGCAATGACAGAGGAAGAAGGATTCCAATTCATTGAATCTCAGCCAGCTATGCTAGATCCAGTGAACGTTGTTTACAAGACGAAGGAAATCCAGACATCTGTTACAACACTGTTTGACCTCGGTCACAATGACGTAACCCGTTCATGGGTCTTCTCAGACGGCACATCGGTATAGTTTCTGGGCGAAAGCCCGTCCCGTGTGCGGGACAAGGTTCACAAGTTGCGAGTCTTGTCTCTCACATGGGGATTAACAATTTAATCAGAAAGAGGATCAATAGATGAGGGGATTGCCTATATTCCGTAAACCTTCTTTCTTAACAAAATGAGTACGTTTAATGGAGATTCATATACGGATCTCAAAAATCTAAATATTAAAGGTGGCGCATCTGGTCACGGGTTGATTAGATGGTCACCAGCAGGTTTGTATGGTCAAAACGGTGGTCTATGGGCATCAAACCCATTTTCGACCACTGATTATGGATTGTACATTAACTCATCTGGATATTTAGTGTTCTCTTCACAAGGAACATCTACAATATTGGGTGCGGCAGGAAGTGGTGGAACTCTCTATACATGGGACCAGATACAAGCAGGAGATCAAGCACTTGATGTCGGCGGAACTAATTCACTAACGATTACTAGTACAGGAACAGGATCAAACAATGTTCTTACTGTTTCAGAAACTGCGGCAGGCAGTGGAGCAATGATTCAAGTATCAAATACTTCAGGATCAGGACCAGGTATAAATTTCACTTCTGGTAATGGAGTTACTTATGATGTGCTAGGAACATCAAGTACATGGTCTGCTTCTATAACAGGAGCATTAACTGGTATTTCGCTTACTTCATCTGGGACAACTCTCACACTGGCGGCAACAGGTTCAAACGCTGTTATTGTGGGAACAGGATCGAACACGGTGACAATCGCCAAAGCGGCATCATTCAGTAGCACGATTGCCACGAGTTCATCGATCACTTCTACAAACAGCACGGTTATACTGACTTCAAACTCAAATACTGTAGCTCCACTCATTATTACGGATAATACCGTGACAAGTTATGGAGGTTCAGCAAGTGAGGGTTTGGCGGTTATTCGTTCAACATCAATCACTAGTGGAACACTATTGAGACTCCAGGCGGCTGAAGGAACGATTACTGGATACTACTTGAACGCTTATGACTCGGTTGGGGCAGCTAGTGTATTTAGTATTAGAGCGAAAGGTGCGACAGTGATCGCTGGTAACGCCTATGCAACAGCGGCATTGACACTTACAGCAGGAGACATTGTAGTCACGGCAGGTAAAATCAATCACACAGCAGCGGGAGCAACCTCTACGAACGGATACACTGGAACATTCAATGGACTTACCACAGGTGTCGGAATGAGTTTGGTACACACAACTTCGGCCATTGCTGATGGTGGATCATTACTCAGACTTGCTTCATCGGGAATTGATACCGGCGGTGCAACTAACGGTGCGTTGTTCGATTTCAAGTCAACAGCACAGTTGGCCGGAACAGTAGGTAGAATTGATTCAATCGCAACGACAGGTACAGTATTGTCTATTATTTCAACTGGAATAATGACCACAACTGGTAACCTACTTACACTTACAGCCAATTCAGCTACCACAGCAGCAGGACTTTTGAGAGTAAATTGTAATGGTATTACTGATGGTATGGGGGTAGTTATCGCTTCATCGGCGACAGCCTCTACTGCCACCGGTAGAATGTTCTTGGTAAATCATTCTGGTGCAACATCAACTTCTGGGATACTTTCAGAGTTCTTGACAGCCGCAACAGATGAAACTATTGCAGTTCAGATCACAACCGCAGCAATGGTTAACGGTATCGCGTTGAACATTATCGGAACGACTGGTATGACAACTGGTTCGCTGATTCGTGTTGCCACAGCAACAGCGGGCGCAGTTTCTGGTTCGGGAATAGTTTCAATAACTGGAACTGGGGCGCACACGGGTTCAGTAGGTCTATTAGATGTTAGGTCAACAGGAACTACAGCTGGTGCTATTGTAAGCATTGCATGTTCGACAGCAAGTCAGACTGCAACTTCACTTTTAAGTGTGGTTCAATCAGGCGCAACAATTACCGCTTTCACAGGTAGCGTTGCTAGCTTCACCGGCGCAGGCACAACTGGTTCAGGAAGCACAATACTTGTAACCAGTGTGAACACCACGGCAGGTGATGGTGTCAAACTTGTGTCGAACGCATTAACAGTTGGCGCAGGAACAGCATTGAATATTTCCCACACAACTTCGGTGTTAGGTGCGGGCACTTCATTAGTTCGCATTTCATCAACTGGTGTAGATACGGGAGTAACAACTGGTGTTCTTCTAGATCTGAGCACAACTTCATGCGCAGGATCGACTCAAGTATTGTTGACAGACTCTTCGGCGGATACGGCGGCACGCGTTGGAATCTATTCAAAGATCACGAACGCCGCCGCGGTACTTGCAATTCCATTAAAAACATCGAATGTCGCAGTTGTAAACTCAAAGTTTACGAAACACATTGTGATGACTGATGGCACGAAAACAACGACCATTTGGCTTTCACAAGACGCGACTGATCCAAACGGAACTCTTACTGGAGTAGCCGGCGACCTATGTCTTAATGGACCGAGTAACAAGCCTTACTACTGCACAACAAGTGGTACAGTATGGGCGACAGTCGTTTAACAACTAATCTTGTCCTCTAACTCTGCTCTACGGAGCAGGGACTAGAGGATAACAAAAACAATGGGAGCATCATCAAATTGGCAGGAAACACTACATACGGCGATCATCAACAATGCTACAGCTGGTGATAATGTCCTTATCACTGCTCCAAATGCAAGTTCGTATTTGGCAATTGACTTCATTCAAGTCATTCCAACAACGGCTGTCACGGTGACTTTCTACAGTAATCCATCATCGGGAGGGACGGCACTGACTGGACCATATCCATTGTCAGCTCAACAGGTAGTCACAGATGAAAACGTATTCCAAAATCAACACGGAATCATGGAATGCAAAGTCGGACAATCGTTCGTAATGAATCTTGGATCAGCAGTTCAGTGTGGAGGGTTTATAAGATACAGAATTGTAGGAGGAGACAACTAACATGCAAGTACCAACAACATCAACATTCTCATCAAGGCACAAGGAAGCCAAGGACTTGGCTGATGGGAATGCCTTGTTGATACAACAGAAAGAGATTATTGCTAGGGAATTAAAAGAACTCAAAACTCTAAAAGACGAGATTGTTCGCAAAAGCGGATATACGCCTGCGGAGTATGCAAAAGTCGAAGAAGGACACTTTCAGAGGATAAAAGAGCTTGAGGATAGGGTTGTGAAAGCCAGAATTGAGGCAGGACAACTTGAAACTATGATAGAGGACAAAAGGACAGCCTTGAAGATTATGACAGCAAATTGCGAGGTTTTGGCACCACAACTGGTTAGTTTGGTAGCTGATATCAAAGTACTCACAGAAAGGAAAGAGAGTGCTATAAAATCAACTGAGGAAGCGGTTAGGAAATATGATTCACTGATCACAGAAAGGAGTAAAGAGTTGGCACTTCTCACAAACAAGGTCAACGTCGCCACAGAATCACATATCATAGTTACAAAAAAAATGGAAAAGAGAATAGCAAGTGTGGTCGAACAGGAACGATATCTCACTATTCGTCGGACTGATCTTGAGATATATGAGGCACGATTACGTAAGAAATACCCTAATGAGAATATAATATTATGAGTAATGTTGTGGGTATCGGCGACCCTTTCACATCGTCCGAAGAACTAACCATCCAGAACCTGAATGCTTTGGCAGTATCTGGAGCTTCTCAGGCTATACGAAAAACTGGTGCAAATACATTTGCTAATGTGGCGACTGGTAGCGGAGGCGGTGTCTCCACCTGGTCTACTCCCCCAGAATCACCTGATGGCACAATAACAGTCTTTACGGTAGGTGCGTCAGCCCCAACGGACGTTGTTAGCAATGGTGCTTTAATGTTTGCCCCAACTGATTACAGTTTCGACATCAATACTGGAACAATTACATTTATCAATAGTCCCGTAAACACGGTAAAGTACCGTTAATCAAATGAAGAAATATCTTTTACTTACGCTCATCGCTCTCGGTCTCCCTCTATCAGTCTTTGCGATAAATGAAACAGTCAATAGAAACGTGAATGGTGGTTACATCACCCCTCAACACTTTACAGATGCAATGAAGGCATCGTACTTTATAGCCTCCACGACCGCCACCTCCACCTTCCCTATCGCTTCCTCAACCTGTTTCTGGAATGGTACAGCGTGTTTAACGGCAGGGGGTTCTTCTCAATGGACAACAACAGGCTCTAATATCTACTACAATACAGGCAACGTCGGCATCGGGACGACGAATCCAAAACAATTACTTGATGTGATTGGTAGGATTTCAGCAACAACTTTAACTGTTGGTGTAACTGATTCTCCGGCTAATAACGTTGGAACATTACAAGTTCCTGCTGGTTCCGTTTCCACTCCTGCAATTCAGTTTGGTGATTCTGGGTCCAATGCGGGACTGTATAGAACTGGCAATGACCTTAGATATGAAATCGGTGGAGGAGATGTGGTTTCTTTTTCGAACACAGGTAATTTCGTTTACTTAGGTGGATATGGATATGGATTTAGTGTCCAAAATAGATTGTCAATGTATATAAATAACAATCCGTTCGATGCTCACATTTTGAACACTTCAAATAGTTCTTTGGGATTTGGGACTAATAATACTGTTGACCAGATGATAATTTTAGCGAGCGGCAACGTCGGCATCGGGACGACATCGCCATCTCAGATGCTCTCTGTAGCTGGTAATATTGCCGCCACTGGTACTATTGCATTGACAGGAACCGCTACATCCACCTTCACAGGTGCAATCTCTACAGGTAACCTAGTCATTCCAGGCATTGTAAGTGCAGGGTGTCTTGCAACCAACTCCAGTGGATTGATCATCGCCTCTACAACCTGTTCAGGCGGTTCAGGAGGAGGCCTTACATCCGTAGGGCTTTCAGCACCGACAGGGCTTACAGTCTCTAATAGCCCTCTTACTGCTAATGGTACGATAGGGTTGGCATTGACTGCTGGATATGTCATTCCTCTATCTGCTTCGACTACCCAATGGAATAATCTATACAATGCTTCTACAACGTTCTTGACTGCTGAAACAGACCCGAAATATACGGCGGCATCATCTTCTCTACTTCGCTTCGGAACAACGACAGATACTTTGACGGAAGGAAATAATCTATTCTGGACACCTGCTAGATTCGATACGAGATTAAATGCTACAACCTCGTTACCAAATCTTGGAACACTTCAAGGACTATTCTCTATCGGTTCATCGACAGGACAGACAACGATACTCGGAAAGACTGTGATGACGAACGCCTCGACGACCAACTTAACTGTAAGTGGTTCTCTAAATCTTTTTGGGGTTCAAATCACTGATGTGGCCTCGTGGTTTACCTCGTATTTTAATTCAAACTTCATTTTGAAAACAAGTGATGACATAACGCAAGGTTCGGTGAATAAATACTACAGTGATACACAAGTTGCTACTTATCTAGTTAGTTCTACTACAGTAGCAAAAGGAGTTCCGACAAATGGAAACGTCCTTTTAGGTAATGGTTCTAACTGGGTATCTGTCGCTACTTCATCACTAGGTATCACTGGAGGTGGAACAAATTATTGGTCTCAATCAGGTGCTACTACAACCAATACTGTAGCCAACGTTGCTTCAACTCTTGGAGTGTTTGGAACCGTACAGGCGACATCTTCAACAGCTACTTCCACCTTTGCGGGTACGGTAAATGTTACGGCAGGTACGATACTCAATAACGAATATCAACCTGCAACTTCTTCTTCCATGACGCTCTCGTGGCTGAACGGAACACAGCAACTCGTAAGACTCGGTCATGCCGCAGTAACGATTAACTTCTCTGGTGTAGTGACAGGAGGGGTACTTAGATTACCAGTTTGCCAAGATGGAACAGGAGGTGCAACTGTCACATGGGATTCTCGTATCCTGTGGGCTTCATCTACACCACCTACCCTATCAGCCGCTAACCATTGCGACCTGATGACTTTTGTAGCAACTGCGGCTACCAGTTCAACAATTATTATGGGTGGCTATATAAACTTCTAATGAAAAAATATCTTTACAGCATAATAGCAGTGGTACTGATTGCAAGCGTGTTTGTGTGGTTCAATCAGGCGTTAGCGAGTGTAGTCTTGATTGATAGTTATCCATCGAGCAACGGTGGGTCTCAAGGAGGATTTTCAACAAGTATTCGTGCTCAATTATTTGTTAATAGTAGTTCTATCGTTTTAGATAGCGCACAGTTTTACTTTTATTCAACAATTGTTAGAACAGGAACACTAAATGCTTATGTATATAATTATACAGGTACTCCTGGAACTAATGCTGTACCGACGGGTTCCCCCATAGCAACATCTGACAACGTAGACGCATCTACATTAAACACATCAACACCGTCAGCTGTGAATTTTACTTTTTCTGGTGCAAATAGGATAACTTTGTCGGCAACAACAGATTACTTTATTGCTGTTAAAGCAACAGGTTTATCTGGTAGTATAGTTATATGGTTGGGCAGTGCCACACCTTCTAATGGAGGAAATGGTGCGATTTTTAATGGGAGTTGGTCATCAACTGTTGGCACAAATGTTGTCAGTTACGTCTACGGCGACCATGGAGGTAGTACCCCAACTGTCGTAGCAGGTTCAGGTCAAAAAATGCTAATGTCTATGACTTACTAATATGACCCACTTCTTCGATAAACACTAATATGAAAACACGAACCAATCATCAAGAGCAAATAAATACAGCAATACAACTTGCTCGTACCGCCGCTGATACAGCCACTGCTCTTGCCTCTGCCAAAGTTCAATCAGATATTGTAGCCGCTTATGGTATATATGAGCTAGGTAAATTAACTATATGAACGAACCACTTATTACAGATCACGAAGCTTTATTGTTACTTCGACAAGATGTTCAGGCATTAAAGAGTAGCCAAGATAACTTTCATAAAGAGATGAAGGAGTCTTTTACTGATTTGAGGAATAACTATGCTACCCGTCTTGACGTTATCGAGAGTGAACAAAATGCTGCTGATAAGAGGTTCGTTGCAAAGGAGGCGCAAGATAAAAAGAACGATATATTCTCTACCGATATTGAAACTCTGCAATCATGGAAGTCATGGACACTAGGATTTGGAATAGGCCTAACTTGTTTAATCGGTTTAGCTGGAATACTTGTGGGATATATATTCACTAATCACGTCACTTCAACTGAGAATGCAATATCAAATTTACAGATATTGATTACTAATCATATAAATCAAACAAAATGACAAACCTACCTACACTTAGAACGAAATACGGATCACCTATAGGGGTCGAGTTGTACTTTGCATTTCCTGAAATCCAAGACGAACAGAAAACATTTCTTGATGCAGATGTAGCGTCTGGTGCTAGTAGTTTGTCTGCAAATGGAGTAAATTTTTCAACATCTCAATACATTGTGATTGGACAACCAGGAGCGCTTAAAACAGAAATAGTGCAGATAAGCGGATCACCAAGTTCTACATCGATTGCATTGGTAGGTACTACAGCATTTCCACACAACAGAGGAGATATCATCCGTTTCATCCCATACAATCAGATCACGCCAGAATACTCTACGAATGGAACAACTTTCGTGGCATTAGGTTCTGCAATTTCAATCAGGGCAGATTCTACAGAGACATATCTACAGGACGCAAGTGGACTTTCGACATATTCATACAAATTCCGATTCAATAACGGGTCGACATTCAGTGCGTATTCAGACAGTACACCTGCCACAGGGTATGCGGATAACACTATCGGATCGGTGAAACGTAGGGCACTCCGAGAAATGGGCGAAGTGCTTGGTGACTTGGTAACGGATCAGGATATGAATGATTGGCTGCAACAAGGTAGGAGACAAATGGATCAGATGCCACAGGTGTTCAGGTTCACATTTAGACAAAAGTTCAACGCGACTATCGGACAATGTATCTCAGGTGCATATTCAGTAGCAGCACCAGCAGATCTCCGTGATCGCAATACATACAAGAACATCTTGGGATTGAGATTCGGTAGACAGAATAGACCATGTATCTATCAGGACCAGGTCAGATTCGCACAAAACTTCTTAAATGTGGCGCATACTACATTGAACGGAGCAGTGGTATTCGGGGCAACTTCGATCACTTTGACATCAACTCACGACCTAGACGATTCAGGCTCAATATCAGTCGCAGGAGGGGCTGTGGGCACTTTGCACACAAACCTCACATATACGACAAATAATCGCACCACGAACGTCCTAGGGGGTGTGACGGGGGTACCAGCGGCAACAACAACAGCGACATCAGCAACAAGTCCGGGCACAATGGAAGATGACGCAACAAACGGAACAGTGGCGTGGACTAATCCTGATGACGCAAAAGTTAGTGATAGTAATTATGCTTATGTCAGTATAGGAACTTCACATTATCTAAAAGCAACTAATTTCGGATTTGCTATTCCAGCAGGTGCGACCATAACTGGTATTTTGGCAGAAATACAAAAGTTTCCTGCTGGTAATAACTATGATGTAAAAGACAGTGAAGTAAAAATTATAAAATCTGATGGAACAATCGGAACGACAAACAGAGCGAATACCACAACAAAATGGCCTGCTGGACTTGCATATTATTCATATGGTTCATCTTCTGATTTGTGGGGAGAAAATTGGACGGTCGCAGATATAAATGACATAGATTTTGGTATTGCAATTTCAGCAATAGTTGGTGCTGGCGGTGGTGGACAACAATATGCTCGTATTGACCACATTCGCATTACAGTTTATTACACGCTTCCTATATCAGCTTACATCACAGGATTGGACGTTTGGCAGAATGCTAACTTCTTTGGGCTTCCAACGGCCTATACGATAGATTCAGGGCTGATCCAATTTGATGTTCCATTTATGGACAGCTTAGATGGGAGGAACATCATCATGGATTATTACACGACCATACCGAGTATCACTTCAGATTCGCAACAATTTGATGAACCTTTTTACGAGATGTATAAAAGTTTTCTAAAATACAGAATTAAAGACAAAAAGGCGAACGGAAAAATAGATAGAGACTCAGACTCAGACTATAAAGACTTCCAAGAGGGAATGGCAAAGGTGATAGCGCAAGAAACTATATCACAGAAAATCAATTTTGTCCCAGACGTGGAAGGTTTCTTGTCAGCTACGCAATAGTGTGTTATAATATATACATAGATAATGTATGTAATAAGCGGTATAATCAAGAATATGGAAAAAAACAAATCAAAATACTACAGTGCAGGAACATTCAAAAAAGGACATGCCTTCTTAAAAGGTATGACTGGTAGACACCATTCACCAGAGTCTTTACTTAAAATGCGAACAATAAAATTAGGTAAAAAACTGTCTGATGAAACTAAGAGAAAAATGTCGGAGGCAAACAAGGGAAATAAAAATCATTTCTATGGAAAAAAGCATACACCAGAAACATTGGCAAAAATAGGTGCGGCAAGTAGGGGGAGAAAACCTATGCTTGGCAAACATCACTCACCGGAGGCCATTGCAAGAATGTCGGCAGTTAAAATGGGGAAAAAGATGCCACCAAAAACCGAAGAACAAAGGAAAAGAATGAGTCTTGCTTCTCCGAAGTTCTGGTTAGGGAAAAAATTATCCCTCGCTCATCGTAAGGCATTAAGTGAAGGACAGAAAAGGGTTGGAAATAGACCGCCGCCACAATGTATGGAAAAGAACAGGAATTGGCAAGGTGGGAAATCGTTTGAAATATATCCTAAAGAGTTCAGTAGGAAATTAAAATTGATGATTCGACAACGAGACAATTTTACATGCCAGAGGTGTGGAATTACAGAGGAGGAAAGTATCATCACACAAGGTCGTGTACTTTGTGTAAATCATATAGATTTTGATAAAAGAAACTGTGATCTTAAAAATCTCAATACTCTATGTGGTATCTGCAATTTATTGGTAAACAATGATCGGCCCCACTGGACAAAATACTTCCAAGACCTAATAAACCAAAATGGCTAAAACCGAACACACAAAAATTCCAATACTTCCCCCTCTTGTCCGCAAGAGTCTTGAGAGTGGACTGATTACCCCGCTCGCAGTTGGAGAAAATAGGTTTCCAGAAACAGCCGTGACAGAAGCAATAAATTTTGATTTCCCTACAATCGGCGCAGCCAAAACTCGTCAAGGTATCACCCAGATCGGTAATACCCTCACAGGAAACATCCTCGGCATTCACCAATTCATAGACACAGTAGCTGGGACGAATACCAAACTTATCACTGTAAACGGAACAACTGCATACTATCTGAACGCTGGCACATGGACATCAAAGCGTACAGGATTGACGGCAGGTTCAAAAGCACAATTCGCAGACTTCTTGAACGCTACATTCATGGTAAATGGAACAGAAGCAACAGCAATGTGGGACGGGGGTGCGGGAAACTTTGTCACGACAGGAAGTGCATCGGGTGCACCTATCGGAAAGTACATCGCAACATTTGTCGGTAGAATATGGATCTCTGGAAACCCAACCCACCCAGATCGTGTCTATTGGTCAACGAGACCAACTCTAGCAACTAATCAGACTGTATCATGGGTTACTTCCGATACTGATGATTCACAGTGGGGAGACATTTCACCAAACGATGGGGAGAATGTGACTGCCATGAAAAAGTATAAGAACTGGCTAGTAGTATTCAAACAGAATCGTATATATAAAATTTCGAACATTTCTACAGTGGACCAAGACCCCGGATATGTTGTCGGAACATACTCAGCGGAAAGTGTAGTCGAAACAAAAGAAGGACTATTCTTTCATCATTCTTCAGGATTCTATCAGTTCAATGTATATGGGATACTTCAAGAAATCTCAATACCTATCCTAGATATCGTGCGTGCTATACCAGCTTCGGCATATGCTTCCGTTGCGGGTTGGATTGATCCGCTAGACGCAGATCACATTAACTGGTCAATTGGGACTGTGACTTATGGGGGAGTGACATATCAGAATGTAGTCGTAAGATATCGTTTATCAACACAAGTATGGTCGCATCGTTCATATCCGACACAGTTTCTATGTTCGGGTAGGTACACAGACGGCACAACCTTGTTCAATGTAGTTGGTGGAACCAACGGAAAGACATATCAATACAATCTAGGAACAACTGACGATGGAACACCAATATCGTGTTCACTTATTCATCGATGGGAAAACATTGATGGTCTCATATCAACACGAAAAACAGTGATGACTATAGGATTCAATCACTACGGTGGTGCTGGGTTCAATGTGAATTACCAGATACAAGGTGACCCAGATAACGATTGGACCAAAAGGGTCGGACGAGGTCAGTTTGATCAGTACAATACAGGGTTCAATTCGGTAAACATCAAGGGGAAAAAGATACGCATACGCATATCAGGACAAAGTACCGGCCAGCCAATTTTGTATCATGGTTACGAAATTATTGCGGCAATGGATGAGTTAATTACTTTTACGAACAATGGATAAAAATTCTGTACAAACCGATACGCTTTACCAGTCTTATTCAAAGGGACTTTACAAAATTACTGGCTCAGAACAGATGGATAGTATCAGTACTATGATCAACGCTAATTCGTCTGCTGATAACTCTACAATGGTCAATATATCCGCTGGATCAATTGGATCAGGTGTGGCTACGGGAATGACACAGTACTCATCTGGTGGTATTGAATCAGGGAAGGAAGCGTGGGCGGATGGGACAGATGGTTTCTTTTTAGGTATTGATGTGGATGGTGTAGCAAAAATGAACATTGGTGGTGTATCAGCATACATGAAATGGGATGGGGCCAATCTCACTATTGTAGGTGGTGTAAGTGTAGGAAGTTTGAACATCCCCGACATAACAACTACAAGTTCATTCCATACAGATTCATCTGGTAACTCATGGTGGGGGACGAATGTTGCTACCGGGTATGCTACGGCACCAGCTTCAATTCTCGCCACAGGAGTCGCACAGTTCACGAATATAACCATAACAGGCGGATCGGTGGCCGCAAGCACCCTAGCGGGCATCGTGGCTCTTGCAAACCAAAATGTAGCCGCACAATCTTGGACTCAAACAAGCGTATTCTCATTTTCAAGTGCAACCGTGGTGGCGTGGACTTCAGGAACATTCACAACTGCCGCTGGTACAGCGTACTCAATCGGTGATGGCAATACAGGTGCAATGGCCGCACGCACATATATTTATTTAGACATTGCCGTTTCAATTACCGCATACCAAATTACAACTACACCGGCATTGGCCGTGGGTACAGGAAAGGTACTCGTGGCAACGGCACAAAACAATACCACCGAGGCGACATTCTTGGTATTTGGTTCAAATGGCGGAATGAATGTAGATGGCTCACAAATCGTCAATAGTTCAATCGTTGCCGCAAACATTGCCAACCAAACGATAACAGCCACTCAAATAGCAAACTCAACAATCACAACATCTCAAATAGCGGCGGCCGCAGCAATTACTGGAGCACAGATTGCCTCGGCTACTATCGGTGCGGCAAACATTGTTTTGAATACAATTACCGCTTCCCAGATTGCCGCCAACACTATTACCGCAAGTCAAATAGCGGCGAACACAATCACGGCTGGGCAGATTGCGGCTAATACCATAACCGCTAGTCAAATTGCGGCTAGTACAATTACTGCTTCTCAAATTGCCGCTTCTACGATAACTGCATCGCAAATTGCGTCAGGGACTATCACAGCTACTCAAATACAATCAGGAACTATAACGACAACGCAAATCGCCGCCACAACGATTGTCGGTAGCAATATAGCCGCCAATACAATCACTTCTGGATTGATAAGTGTCTCAACTTTGTCAGCCATCTCCGCTAACCTCGGCTCAATAACCGCAGGTAGCATTTCAATAAACGGCGGAGTAGCCGCCATAGATTCGTCTGGCAATTCCACATTCAAATCCATTCAAGTCGGCGGTTCAACTCGTCAGTATACCCTGACCGATTCAGGCATATTTTCATACGGAGACGGTTCAGATGGAGCGGCGGCATTTAACGGAGGTGCAGTCACGGGGGCAAGTCTAGCGGGTTCAACCTATACACTCACAAGAGATGTCTACTATTCCACAATGGTCGTTTCAGATACTTACGATGTCATCACTGCGGGATATAGGATATTCTGTCAGACTTCATTGACGATAGGCGGAGGTGCTAGTGGAAAGATACATTGGGATGGTGTTGCTGGAGCAGTCGGAACGAATACTGGTACTAATCACGGAGCACCAGGTGGAGGAGGTGCGGCATTAGCTACTGGATATTTAACTGGTTCTGTAGCGGGAGTTTCTGGCGGACAATCAGGAGGCGATAGTGGTGGTGGAAACAAATCTACACCTTCGGCTGGGGCAAGTGGAAATAGCGTAACAAATTCACTAGGTTCAAATGGAGTGGCTGGAGGCGGCGGCGGAAACGGTAGAGATTCGATTGGCGGAACACAAGCTGGGGCAGGAACAGGTGGAGTAGGAACAGCTACGGCTTCCAACGTAAAACTTATCGCAAATTGGCACCTTGCCACATTACTGGATATTTCATCATCAGGTTCCACTGTGAAGTTTACAACTTCAGCTAGCGGCGGCGGTGGAGGAGGAGCGGGAGGTGGTCAACCGGCTAATGGGGGTGCGTATTCAAATGGTGGAGGCGGAGGTGGAGGTGGAAGTGGTGGGGGCATGATAGCTATATACGCAAAATCAATAATAATGAACGCTGGTTCACTTATCAACGCAGTCGGTGGAAATGGCGGAAAAGGTGGAGATGGAATAAATGGCGGCTCTTATGGAGGTTCAGGAGGTGGAGGTGGAGGTTCAGGCGGTAACGGTGGCGTTATTATACTTGTCTATAATACTCAAACTGGGATAAATGCTGGTACGAATATACTTGTATCTGGTGGCGCCGCAGGAGCTTTAGGAGTGGGGGGTACGGGAACGTATCCTGGTATAAATGGCACGGCCGGTTCGGTAGGTTCAGCTGGAACGATTTATTCCTTCCAACTAAGTTTATAAAAACATGGACACACAAACACGACAATTTATTACGGAAGAACTCACCACACTTCTTAACCGTGTACCGACAGAAAATGAAATACAAAATGGACAGACGGATACACTTATTATGGGAAAGGTGAATATCAGCAAGGCTTCGGCACAATTAGCAACTGTTTCCACAAAAGTCGATAAATTATCAGCAGTAAAGGTGGTACAATAAAAGTATGTCAGCAATAACAACACAACCTACAGTAAATGTCTCCTCAACCATTTCACAGCTTCGTTCACAAATGGCGAATGGAGCTATTACCCCTGCACAGGCAAAATCTCAACTCAACGCTGAGATAACCAAACAGTCTACCTCTCAATATGGAATTGCAGTTCAAGGTTCTGTTGTTGATTCTGCAATGTCTCAACTGTTCGCTCCGATGACGATAAATAAAAGCGGGCAGATTATGCAACTGAATGGGGACGGGAGTGTCACGCTTAATTCCACCACAGTAAATAAATCCACGACTACGGGTCAGGGTACAACCACATCAACACAAAATCAAACACCGGGAAATGCGACTACACAGACAGTGAAGTCTGGCGACACTCTTTCCCAGATCGCCGCTTCTAATGGCATGACACTTTCCGCACTTGAGGCACTTAATCCGCAGATAACAAACCCGAACATGATACATCCTGGGGATTCGATTAATCTCTCACAAGGGGCTACAACAAGCGCAAATACCAATACACAAGGAAACGGCGGGGGTACCCAAACAAACGGCACCACAGGGCAAAATGGAGGCCAAACAGGGTCTCCACAGGGAGGTTCGGACATCCCACAACCGACTCCAACAGGTAACGCGGCACTTGACGCCGCGCAACAGGCTCAATACGACTACGTGACAGGATCACTCGCACAGGGATATACAATAAATCCAGCACTGACAGGTTCAAACTTGGCGGCAATGTTGCCACAGTTCATTCAACAGACTGCGGCACAACTTGAACCAGAACTACTTCAAAACTTCCAATCGGAAATGGCTGGGGTGAACCTTTCGTTGAATACACTCGCTCAGCAATATACAGCATCTCAAGGAAAGACTATACAAGACTTTCAACAATCACTAGGAACACTTCGTAATGCAAACCAATGGGGACTGGGTGGTGGCGAGAACACTGTGGAACAGGCGAGTGCCAACAACACAAACCGAACATTAGCATCACTAGATGCTGGATTTGCTAATCAAGCTGGCGGAGTAATGCAGGCGGCAGGTTCGGCTTTGGGTCAAGGTGTACCATCGGACTTCCTTTCTAATACAGGTGCCGCAACAACTCCCGGACTATCAGGATTCGGAGCTTCAAGTGTTCAGGCACCGAACGTAAATCCACTGACAGTAAATCTCCAAGGGGGAAACTCAGTATTGGCAGGTTCTTCAGGACAGGGAAATGCACTCAATTACAACTATGATCCTTCAATATACAAATATGGATCTATACCAACAACATTTGGTACAAACTTTGGTAGTACACTTAATCAACTATTCGGCAATTACCAACAAGGAGTTGCAGCGACACCAGCGAATGCGAATCCGGGGATTACGAGTTCATACGGAAATACACTTCCCTCTGGGGCAGGCACAAACGGATATGTGAACGCCCAAGGAGTATATGTACCAGCAACACATTAATAATTAATAAAAATATCATGAGCACAATTTCAGCATCAACAGGACAAATTCTCCCAGACGGAAACTCATCTCCGTATACTCCAGGCCAACAGCAAAACCCGTACAACACCTATGTATCAAATATGGGAAATCTTTTGACATACATCACAAAGAAAAGCTCGGCTGGAAATGCTGCCATGATCGCCAACAATGAAGGACTTCAAAGAGGTCAAGCGGCACTGGCAACTCCCGATAGCCAAAACAATCCACTGAATGGACTGTACTCATTCATGCCTGGATCCGCACGAACTGGTGTTGAGAAAACTATGGGAAGTATCATGGAACCAGCAATCCTATCTAACGCAGGACAGGCATCGGCGGCAAACCAAACAGCGGCGAGTTTACAGACTACAACAGCCGCACAATTACAGGGGGCGATTGCACAACAAAATGCTGGTATTGGAAGTCACGAAATAGGTCAGATTCCTGGCAGTCTGTCGCAATACTCATTCGACTCTAGAACCGGGACATATACAAACTTATCTACAGGAACAACAAGTAAGACGCCACCGCCAGCAGATCCAACTCAATTTGGAAATACAACATTTCAGGGTATTGATGTAAGCGGAAATGCGACAGGGACAAAGGCGTATGCATCAGAGGGGGTCGACCCATCGGATCCGAATTACAACGCCAAAGCTGGTGCTATCACCGCAAAAAAATGGCAGAACATATATGATGGAATGCAATCATATGCCCAAACGTATTATCAAACACAATCGACAAAATCACCTGAGTATAGTCCAAATACAGGAGAAGGAACTGTTCAGGGGGATTGGGTATACAAAAACTATCAATGGGTTAATCAACCATCGGACACAACGAAGGCAAATGCTCTTGGGTCGTACATAAAAGATCACTCAAAAGGGAGTCCTATTAGCGGATTGATGGTGATGAATGCCGCTAGTCAATATGGACTAGATCCATGGGCACTTGCTGCTGTGATGGCAAATGAATCTGATTTCGGGACTTCAGGTGTAGCAGTAAATACAAAGAATCCAGGGAACAACGGGAACACCGACAACGGTTCGACCACAACGTATCAAAGTTGGCAGGCAGGAGTGAATGCGGTGGCGGCCAATCTTGCAAAGAGGTCTCCAGGAAATCCCAATGCATCACCAGCACCAACGGCAAGTCTGACAACGTCGTCTAACCCTATAACAAGTTTGGCGGCGCAAGTGCTTGCTGGCCTCAAATCACCAAAAGATGCTGATACTGCTGTATCCGGAATAAACAGTGGTGCAATTGCATTAAACCAAGAACTAATGAGACAATCTGGTGGAGCATATGATGCTTCTGTTACTCAAGCTAAATATGACGCAAAACAAGGATCGATAACATCCCAAACAACGTCAGTGAACGATTTGTCGAGTGCAAGGCAAAGTGTTGGTAATATAGCTAACAGTTTGATTTCTCAGATTGCAACAAACAGCAATCTAAACCCGAGTAACTTAAATGCACTTAACCTAGTGATTCAAAAGATAGCAGGTCAAACAAGTAACCCACAATACCAGACGCTTGTGAATAGAATGACCGATATAGCATCAACATATAGTCAAATACTCACACCTGGAGGCAACACGGACTCGACAAGGGCATTGGCAATGGGGTTAGTCGATCAACTAGCAAAGGGTTCATCAATTCAAAAGGTCATAGCAGACCTAGATCAACAAGCGCAAGAGAAGATTTCTGGTCAGCAGACTAATATACAGAACATAATATCTGGTAACAACACAAATCCACTAACATCTTTTATCAATTCAGCTATTCCGTTAAAGGCAAAGGAAGGAGATATTCACAAAGAAGGCAATATTACTTATAAAGTAATCAATGGTGTATGGACACCTCAATAAAATGGCACCATCTTTTCAAGTAGGACAGGCACCGTGGGAAGCGCCAGATGCGCCGAGGATGTTTCCTGTTGGTCAAGCTCCATGGGAAACTGGTTCACAGACACCAAACCAAGGTGGTGGAATAGAGGCTGCCAAGGCCGTAGGTAACTTTCTGTTTCCGATAGTTGGAGATGTGTATCACGATATTAAAGGCGATGGTACGAAGTCAGTATTACAACAGGTTGGGGATGCTGGGCTTTCAGCCTTGCCGTTCATTCCAGGACTTGGCGAACTTGGAGAAGGGGCAAGGGCTGCAAAACTAGGTATCGAAGGTGCGGGGGCGATAAGAGATGCCAGTATGGTGTCTAGAATAGCGGCTAGTCCAATAACAAGGGGAGCTTTGACTGGTTACGGTGCAGGGGTAGCTTCTAACCTCTCGCAAGGGGAAGATCTGGGTCAAGCGTTTATGCCGAATACAACAAATGTCGTCAGTACGATATTTGGAGCAGCCGCACCCGCAGTCATGGGTAAACTATCTAGTACGATAAAAAGCATGAGCGGATTGACTCCTGATATAGAAAATGAGTTGGCAAAAAACATCACACCAGGTGAAGCCCAACAGTACATAAATACAGTCAAGGCAAGAGGGCAAAATCTACGAGCGCCAACAGCGGTCGATTTGGCGACTAGTAGATTTGATGCAGCCGCAGATCAGGTATCACAATTAAAAGAGGCGGCCGGACAAGTGATTGGAGAAACCAAACTCAAGGTGGGACAAATGCCACTCAAAGATGTAACACCAATAATTACAGACTTTGAGAATCAGGTACGAGATAGATATGGAATTTCAATAGTTCCCGGTGAAAATGGGTTAGAAGTAATGAAAGACCCAACAAGGATGAAGACTATACCAACAGGTGTCCAAAGTAGGATATTGGAGATAGCAACACAACTAAATGCACTTAAAGGAGAATCAATAGCGAATGGATCAGACGTGGCATCTAACATCAGCGCAATGGTTGACTACACTACCAAGGACCAATACAACAGAAGTCTTGATCCGTTGGAAGGATTGATAACACACATCGACGGATCATTGAGGGGACTGATAAATGAGACTTCTCCAGACATGGCGTCAGCAAATGCGAAGTTCTCGGCACTAGCAAACCTAGAAAGTGAAATCAAGGCGGTCGCAGGAAGTAAACTACAACGAGGAAGTCTATTGATCAGGAGAGCTACGGCTGGAAACAGCGCAGATGCGCAGGCGTTGTTCGATAAGATACAGGCGGCTACTGGTGCAGACCTTACTAAAGAAGCTGTACTAGCAAAATGGGCGACCGATGTCGCCGGTAATCCTAGTGAGAAAACACTGTTTCAATCAGCTGTTCAGGGCGCTCAAAATCCTACATGGTTGGGGATACTTAAAGCTATGGGAGAATATGCAATGAACAAAACAGCTACCCCTGAAAGGGCCGGGATGAACGCTATCACAGGTGGAGGGATTATAAACAAAGTAGCACCTTGGGCGACAAAGGGTGGAATAGAGTTGCAACGAAGTATTATGGATCTAATGGGTACAAACAATTAGTATCACAATAAAACACAGGACGATACCCGGAAGTCCAAAGAAGATTAAGGAAAGACTCAAACCTAGAAATGATACACCCAACACTGCTATACACAATAAGAATACTTTGAAATTACTTAATGATGTCATGTTGTTAAATTAAAAAGAATAAAGAAAGAAAGTGGACAAAGAAAGAAAAAGAAAAAAGTACTATGAAAAAAGAAAAAACATTACCCAAGTTAGTGAGCCATCCCAACGGTTCAAACTATTATACAAATCGCCGCTCCTGTTGGGGAGAAGCGGCAATTGGTAATCACAATTCCCCAACGGAATTACGAACATCACAAGTATAACATAAGTGCTATTATAAAGTAAAGTCAACCACCATGAATCTACCAAAACCAATAAATATGGCACCTGCGACCACGACACCACAGACAACCACATCATCACTCGGGGGTCTGCTTGCTCCATTTGGTATGCCTAGTACGATGCATTTCAACAACCCCTCACCACAGGTAACATCTTCGCAATCTATACAGAGTCAACCATATCCAATCAAAGAGGGTGTGGACGTTATAAAACCAGGACCACGAATGTCCGCAGCACTTCAATCTGCATATAAACAAAACCCAGATGTTTCACCTGGACATTTAGAAAGTTTGGCTATGTACGAATCGAAAATGAATAACGATAATTCACAATACAATCCGATCAATGGTAGATTCGGTTATGTGTTCGGTCTTACCACTGGCGCATTTGCAGATACAAAAAGTAAACCACAGGACGCAAACACACTAGACGGCGCTGCCAATATAGCAGCTAAATATTATTCTATGAGAAGTAAAATTCATGATGCCAGTGGTAATGTGATTCAGACACTTACTAAACCCAGCGATATTTATAATAGATATACTGTTCCAACCGCCCACCCAGCAACTACTTTTAATCCACAAAAATACGATGGCATGGTTAATTATTTCGCACAACCAGCAACCACTTCTCCACAGATAACATCTAAACAAGGACTATCTTTACCGATGGGACAGTAATATAATACAAACATGTTTACATTTCTCAAGTATCTATTAAGAACAGCAAATCCCCAACCAACAGGAGCATTACTAGATACACGTCCACCAGAACAGAAAACTAATGATATCCATTTCAGTGAAATTGTAGCTAGTGCCAATGCTGTAAATTGGATAACCAAAGACTCCACAACGTGGAGAACCTTTCCAGCATTGAATCAATACCAGACATTTATGTGCGGAGCCAACTCACTATCAAAAGCATGGGGCATATACCTTTCACAAAAATATGGAAAGTATGTACAACTTTCAAGAGGACATATCTATCAACGTCGAAAGAACCGACCAGGTGCAGGTATGGCACTATACGACATGTTCGACATTCTCAAGCAAGGAGCGACACTAGAACAATTAACAGGCGAGAACATACAATCAGATGATCAGGCAGATTCGCTTGTGGTAGATCAACTTGAGGTTGCCGTGGGTCAAGGTTTTGCCACAACGGGCGGGGTATTCCTTCCAAGCGATATAGACACAATCGCTTCTGTGATCCAAACAACGGGCAAGGGTGTGATTCTTACGACATACTTTACAGCCGGAGAATGGAGTAAAACATTTCCAACCATTGTAAATACCAACCTAGGATCACAAGACCCATCAGCTCTCCGTCATTTTGTGGTGGCAGTTGACTTCACTTTATACAATAACCAGAAGTGTCTTATTATTGAAGATAGTGCATGGTTCGGTGGAATCAATAGGCGTATCATTTCCGAGGACTGGGTGACTCGTCGAGTCGTGGCTACGGGATACCTTATGACCTTCAAATATGCACCACAACCAACGAAACCGACCTATGATGGCATAAGTATCATTTCGGCACAAAAGTGTCTACAGGCAGATGGAGATTTCCCTACCAATATATCATTCATAGAAAATCTTGGACCTATTACTCGACAGTCACTGGTGAAGTTTCAGGTCAAATATGGATTACCTCAAACAGGGGCACTCGATATTGCAACTCAGTCGAAGTTACATCAGGTGTTTCCGTAGGGGATTATTAATTAATATAACAAACATGGAACCAACAACAGCGCAAACAATAGGACCGACATCATTTTCGTTCGCGGGTATCAATTGGAAAAAGGTGGGTATGGGAATACTCTGTGCCGCTGCAGGTGCAGTGCTAACATATCTCACAGCATTCATTTCAGGACTTGATCTCGGTGCATTGTGGACACCGATCGTGATGACAGCGTGGACAGCAATATCCGTAGTCGTTCGTAAATGGGTGTCAGACAATGAATAGTCTGCTATAATTATAGAGCCGGAATCGACCCCGGCAGGCCTTATTGCTTCGGCCTAGCCACCCCCCTCTCTCGGGGGTGGCTTTTTAGTTATCAACAGATGGGCGTTGACACAAAAGTCAATGGACATGGTACAATGTACACATGCAGTCATCATGATTGCGTACGATGAAAATCGGATGGAACGTACTAGAACTAGCGATCAGAGAGTGAGGACTACCTGACACGTTAAGACTAGTATGTTCTATCGGGAATTCATCCCAGGTCGATATTTTAGAAGCAATAACAAAAAAGACAATGAAGCAGACAATAAACTGGATCGGGTACTTCGTGGGAATAGTGTTGTTAGTCGATATTGTGATTGTGACTTTCACAATTCTACAGATTGGGAATGGTGGACCAACACAACATATTGATTGGTGGGACAGCCAAATTCGATTAATAACAAGTATAATGAAATGATCAAAACAAAAATAAACAGATACCACAAAAAACCACATACGATTCGTTCGTATCAGGAGAAGTTCATTACAAGACATGTATATCATAAGTTGGCCACCGCCATAGTCGTGGCAGTGGTAATCGTAATTCTAATATCAATATGGCGTTAAAATCATGGAATATTTGTACGAAGAAGGATATGGGCGAGGGTAAGAAACCGTTTTGGCCTAGTATTGGTCGAATGGTATATTTCCCACCACAAGGAGAAAAGAAGGGAAATTACTCAATTGAACTGAATATGTTTCCAAATACGAAGTTTTATGTATTCGAGATCGTGCCAAAACAGGACGAAGGATATCAAGCACCAGCACCAGATGACATATCAGCATCAGATGTGCCTTACTAATAATCAATAATTCAATGACAGAAGACAAGGTTATCAAATGTATAGATTGCCCAGAGAGTTTCACATTCACAGCCGAGGAGCAAGAGCATTACAAAAAGATGGTCGAGCAAGGTAAATTTACCGGACCATACACTGAACCAAAGAGGTGTAAGAACTGCCGAGTAAAAAGGAAAGCACTCAAACTTCAACGAGAGACAAAAGAAGCATCCCCGTTCACTCCGATCCTAAAAGAGATGAAGCACAAGAAGTACTAACATGGTCGAGAAGAACCTACAGACTTTGTTCTCCGCATGGGTACGAGCAAACTCGGCATACTTTGTGAACTCAACAGTATGGGAATTGAAGATGGAGAAAGGAAACGCATTCGCATTTGATCGTGTAGCAGAACATCAGGTCAACGCATTACTCCAAGCAAAACGAGAGGGATTGTATCACAAAATCAGCGATGTTCCAGTATCGTTCGGAGGCAAGATGAGGTTTACATTGCAGAAGCCATGTGACTGCTTGTTGGTAAAAGGTGCAGATGCCTACGTGGTCATCTGCTTCTACAAAGTGAGACAACCAAAGGAGACCTTGTGGATTGACATCGAGAAGTTCCTCAAAGTAAAGGCCGAGTCACCAAGAAAGAGTTTGACCGAAGCAGAAGCAAAGTACATAGCAGACAGAGTGGAGGTCGTTTAGTTGTCCACTCTTAAGCGTTGACAATAAGTACAGACGGCGATAGACTGTATACAAGATATTGGTCGATATATCAGACTTAACAAACAAAGTAATGAAAATCAAACCAAGCAAAGAATACACGATAGCAGAGATATACTCGGAACGATTGTTCCCGTGGGCGAACTGTGAAAGGACAGTGAACCGCTGGATCATGAGGGACCGTACACGAGGGAATGTTCTCCAAGCCAAGATCACCGGCAAAGGTAGACTGACTAGATACTATGTTAAGGGCATTAACATTAAAAAGTTCGTAGAAAAGTATGGAAACATTCTTAGATAAGATGACCGAGTTACTAAATGACGCAACACTCGAGGGAGTATCCTCATGTTGCGGAGCAAAAGTTTATCAAGGAGACATATGCGCCGAGTGTCGAGAACACTGTGACGCAGTAACAGAAGAATAATCACATGACAAAAGAAGCAAAAACAACAGCGATCACCAAGATATATGACTTGGCGAAACCAGCAGAAGCGGTCGAGATGGCAATAGTACTCAGGGACATGGTCGTAAAGCAAAAACTAGCCGCGAATATCAAAGGAAAGAACTATGCAATGGTTGAGGCTTGGCAACTGGCTGGATTCCTAACGGGGACGAGTGTGATGTTGGATGAACCAAAGAACGTCTCTGGACCAAATGAGATCAAGTACTCATGCACAGCTAGAATCTTCCAAGGAGATAAACAGGTCGGAGTGGGATATGCACTATGCTCGAGCAAAGAGATGAGCAAGAAAGCATTTGATGAATATGCGATCCTATCAATGTCGCAGACCAGAGCAATTGGAAAGGCATACCGCAACAAGATTGGATGGATTATGAAACTCGCAGGGTACGAACCAACACCAAGTGAGGAAATGCAGAAAATGGGAGTGATCCAGACTGAAGCAGATTTTGATAAAGCAATAACATTACTAAGAACCGCAAAGACCAGCAAGGAACTAGAGACGATATGGAAGATGAAACTGAAAGCAGTAGATCGAGCCGATGACGAAGTGGTCGCCGTCAAGGATGAGATGAAAGCAAAATTATCATGAAAATTCTACGAATGGAGCAAAGAACTCCAGAATGGTTCACCGCCCGTAAAGGTCTTGTAACGGGAACTGGTCTCAAGAAGATCGTGGGTCGCAAGGACAGTCAGGAATCATACTTCTATGAAATTATCGCTGAAAGACTCATGGTATCTGACGGATCGGAAGGAGAAGCACCTATAGATAGGGGTGTAAGGCTCGAGGATGAGGCTAGGAAGGCCTTTGAGAAGGAAGTAGGGAAAGTGGTCGAGGAGGTGGGTTTCGTGCAAGGTGGGGCAAATTTGGGGGGATATTCACCTGATGGATTAATCAAGAAAGGAAAGAAGTATACCGAGGGCATCGAAATCAAATGTCTGGGATCAGGAAACCATGTTAGAGCATGGCTCACGGATCAAGTTCCCGAGGAATATATGCCACAGATCATTCAGGCATTTATAGTGAATACTGATTTAGTGCGTATGTATGCAGTATTCTATGATCCCCGAATCAAACAACATCCACTTCACATCATCGAAGTGTCCAGAAAAGAACTCGAGGAAACGATAGAGGATTATAAGAAAAAAGAGATCGAGTTCATAAACAGGGTCGAGGAGACATTAGCCAAGATAATCAAATTCTAATATGAGCCTCGCAATAAACATAAACAGAATTAAGAGAATACTTTTAGCTGATGGTTGGCACAAGGTTATAAAAGATACATTCTTCATAGATTCATATGAATTTGTCGAAGAATGGATTGCTGAACAGGAGGGAAAACCATATGCAACAAACGCAGTATTCAATGGCGGACAAGATAAGATGATTACATCTACAGGTGCATGTTGGACAGAGGATAATATTTCCAATGACGCAGATGATGATGAAAGGGAAATGTATTGTCCCCTTACAAGTATTCTAGCTATATCTTACTAATATGAACAAGACAACATTCACAATCAGAGGGATCGGACAGAGATACATCCGTTATAATATCCGCATACCGCTCAAAAGCGGGAAGGGTGGATATGTGGATGTCGGGGGAACGTGCGTGATTAACGAAGTGGTCGAAATCCCCACCGAAGGTGAGGTAATGCCGGAACCAAAACAAGATGAAACAAACACAAGCAACGAAGGACAAGATCAAGAAAACGAAATCTGACAATCAAAAGAAGATCATGGATTTGTGCGGATATGAGATATGGACCGACCCATTGAATTACACAACAGTGAAGAATGGTAAAAATCTGTACTTCACAACATTTAAGAATGTACTAATTGACATCAGGAATGAAATCATCAGAACAGACCTAAATGGGGCAAAAGTACTAGATAATGCCATAAAGGTGATAACTGCGGTCGATGAAAGCTTTATGAAGGCACTTGTGGAGGCTTTGGATGGGCTAGGACGCACGCAAAGGCTCGAGGACGTGGAATGAGCAGTCTAGGGGGTATAAACACGCCCACAGGGCAAATTACAATGAGACCAATATCATTCAAAATGCGACAAACACTAGAAGCAATGCCTCGCATGAGGATGTGTGAGATGTCATGGTATCCAGAGTTCGGATCATGCGAGGGATATGTAAATTGGCACCACGTTTGGTGTTATGGAGACAAGGGTCAGATAAATGAAATATGGGCAATCCTAGGAGTCTGTACCAAACACCACGATATGGTAAAAACCAACAGACGAGTAAAAGAATTGCTAGAACTTCGAAGTCTAGAAATAGCTACAGACGAAGAATTGGCAAAATACCCGAAAAGGGCGTGGAAAACAATGCGAAAGTATTTAGAAGTAACAACAAAAAAATGGAAACAGATAAAAATATAATTTACGGCATAATTAGAACAGAAGAAGCCGTAGAGTTTCCGCATCTTGTGATTAAATGTTATGACACACTAAGCCGAGCAAGACTTGGTATTAAACGATTAGCAAAAGAGGTGTGCGTTGGACAAGACTTCTATACCGTAATTAAATTATCAGTAGAATCATACACATCATGAGTGTTACATTTTGGGCACAATCCGATCCCACAATTCCTGGTAAACTTAGCCTCGGTTCTGAACATAATCGAGCAAGGTTCGCCGACTTCCTCAAAAAGCATCCAGGAGTGAGAATCAAAATCGAACCATTCACCCCGGAGAGCCGGGAACAAAGAGGCTTCTTCGAAGGAGGTCTAATCCCGTTCATCACCTACTTCGCTGAGAACATGGATTACAATGATAACGAAGACTGCCGAAAAGTCCGAGAATGGATGATGTTGGAGTTCAACGCCCAATTCCTGACACTCGGAGGCAAGGCGATCAAGGTGGCAAAGTCGAGTAAAGGTCAATTGAGTCGAGGGTTGATCGAAAGGATACTTGATTGGTGCGGCGAACAGGGGTATCCAATAGAACTACTGAATCCCGAGGAATATAAAGACTGGCGTGATCGTGTGCGACCGAGCGCTGGACCAGGATCATTCTTGGATTACCTCGTAAGCACGGGCAAATTACGACCGAAAGAGAGTTACAAAGAGGGTGGGGATAACTAGGTATGGACAAGAATTAACAAAATGATACAATAATCACATGCTATTAGAATTTGAAAGGAAATCAAAAAAGAAAATGGTGGGTGTTAGGCTCACGGATGAGGAATATTCTGCTATAGAAAAAGTGGCAAAAATGAACGAAGTTGCTATAATGGAAGCATCAAGACAGCTTATCAGGGCATCGTTAAAAGAACTAAAACTAATATAATGGCAACACGTAGAATGTTCAGTCAGAGAATAGTTGGAAATGATCAGTTCCTTGATATGCCAATTTCAGCTCAAGCATTATATTTTCACCTCGGAATATATGCAGATGATGATGGGTTCATCAGCCCACACAAAATCATCCGAATGGTTGGGGCAAACCAAGATGACCTGAAAGTACTCATAACCAAAAGTTTCTGTATTCCGTTCGAAAGTGGAGTAATCGTGATCACAAATTGGAAAGAGAACAACTATATTCAAAAAGACCGATATACACCAACAATTCACCAGACGGAGGCTAAAATGCTAGACTGTATACAAAATGTATACAAAATGTTACCACAGGATAGGTTAGAGTTAGGTAAGGTTAGAGTTAGGATAGGTAAGAGTAAGGATATAACACTAGCGCCTAAAGGCGCAGGAAAGAGAGTAAAGTTTTCAACAGAAGGAGCGGACGTAATAAAAGCTCTAGAGGATGTTGATCCAAAAAACAAAACCTACTACAACAACACTACACAAAGATCCGCAGCAGACTTCCTAGTTGAACAATACGGTCTAGATCAGGTACTAAAAGTCATCAAAATACTTCCACAATCAAATCTCCAAAACTTTTGCCCCAATATAACAAACCCATACGAACTGAAAGAAAAATGGGGGAAACTTGCCACATCATTACAGAGATTAAAAAATAACCAACCAATATTACTATGACAAAATATTTCCGAGTTAAATATGGATATTCCGTAGCAGATCAAGTCTCTATCGAAGAAGAAGATTTGCAACGAGCTATTATGGCAAGAATAAAAAAACTTCCTGTTCAACTTGGAAATTCGTATATCAGTGGTGGAAACATCATTAGCATCACTCCACACTGGCACAAACATACAGGCTGGTATGATTGGTATGAACCAAAAGACGGAGATGATTTTGCACAGATAAAACGAGATTGCCCAAACTATGACGGAGTGATTGAAGCACACGAAGCAAAGGTGTATGAACTGATCCAAACAGGAAAAGAGAAATTATTAGAAAAACACGGGTATATTCCGTTAGATGACGGGATTAAAAAACTCAAATGAGAAAAAAAGAAGAAGCAAAACCAAAGATTCCGAAAAGTCGATACGAAGAACAATGGTCATTCCAAGACTATAAAGACAACGAGCCAGAGTTCAAACAAATGGCAGTCGAGTTGAAAGAATGTCTAGATCATGAACACGGAAGTGTAGTCATGGCGAGATGGCTATGGCTTGAAAAACAAGGGGCGGTAAAGTTAACGGCGATCAACGGATTCTTCGAACCACTTGCACGAAAAGATTATTCCATGTTTGCCGCAAAGTACGATCGATTCACGGAGTGGCTGGCATTCCGAGAAAAGAAAGACCCGAAATATGATGAGATGCTCGCCGAGGTATTAAAGTCCGGCAGAGCAAAGATAGGAGTGATTTCAAAAAAGGTCGATAAGGAAACAGAAAGTTTAGAAGCACTAGCCCAAACTGAAATACATAATGACCCAGTCGCAGAAGAAGTATCAGATAATATACGCTGATCCACCATGGTCATATAACGATAAGATGTCTGGACACTCTTTTTCTCTAGATCATGAATATTCCACACAGAGTAAAAATTGGATTTGTGGTTTACCAGTGGGGGGGGTAACGGATACTAATTGTGTTTTGTTTCTCTGGGCAGTATCTCCACTTTTACCAGAAGCATTTGAAGTTATGAAGGCGTGGGGTTTCAAGTTTAAGACAGTTGCATTTGTTTGGAGTAAAAGACACAAAGACGGAAACCCTGTATCTAACTTGGGTAGATGGACAATGGGAAATGTTGAATTATGTTTGCTGGGTACAAAAGGATCACCAAAAAGACAATGCAAGAATATTAAGCAATTGGTGGAAGATTACAGATCAGAACATTCCAAAAAACCAGACTCGATTAGGGATATGATTGTAAATTTAATGGGAGACATTCCTAGACTAGAGTTATTCGCTAGAGATAGAGAGGGGGCTGATTTATTTGGAAAGGATCGTTTTGAAGGGTGGGACGTATGGGGAAATGAGGCAAAAAACAGTATAAAAATAACTGTGGATAACTCGCTTGCAAAGAATACGCAATAGTATATAATTACAACCATGAACAAAGACACAAATATCAGGGTATTCAAAGAAGACTTGGAAATGTTGCGTAAGATTTCAAAGAGGGAAGGTCGAACATTGAAATCTATGTTCAAAGTAGTTTTGAAGTATTGGAAAGAAGAAAATGACCAAACTTAATCAAACGTGGGTAAGACAAGTTCCATTCAAAGAAAGACCAAAAGCAAAAGGCAGAAAAGTGTGGAACAAGGGAAAGAAAATGTCAGAAGATTGGATAAGGAAAAATAAGGAAAGTCATATAGGAATTAAACATTCTGAAGAATGGAAAGAAAAAATGAGAAAGATCGCCAAAGAAAGAGGATTTGGAAAATGGATGAAAGGAAGAACTGGTGAATTGAGTTATCAATGGAAAGGAGGAAAGGAGGCTTATCCAAGATGTGTAGACTGTGGAAAGTTATTATCCACACCCAACTATGTCAGATGTGATTTATGTGTTCGCAAATATAGAGTGGGTGAAAATCATCCAAACTGGAAAGGTGGAATATCTTATGAAGAATACTCGGTTGATTGGAAAAGTAGTTTGAAGATAAGTATCAGAGAGAGGGATCATTACACTTGTCAGGTTTGTGGAGAAAAACAAGGTGATGTAACGCACCACGTTCACCATATAGATTATATTAAGACTAATTGTAATCCAGAAAATCTAGTCACTTTATGTGTAAAATGTCACATGAAAACAAACTATAATCGTGAATACTGGAAAAAATATTTCACAAGATAAACCAATGAAAATTATTATATCAAAACCACCACAATGGATTTGGGATGAATGTGTTAAAAGATTTGGAATAGACAAAAGGAAAGGTGTTGTGTTTACGGTTGGTGAAAATTTATACAATCCTGATAATGTAGTAATTCCAGATCATTTGTACGAGCATGAATTGACTCACGCAAAACAGCACGAATATAATGATACAGTAGCAACCCTGTGGTGGAAAAGATATTTTGAAGATCCAAAATTTAGATGCGAACAGGAGGTCGAAGCATACAGCAAGCAATACCAATTTATATGCACCAAGATCAAAGACAAGAACGCCCGATATAGAGCATTGCACCAGCTAGCGGTCGATCTAGCTGGGGATATGTATGGTCGAAGTATATCTTACACAGATGCAATTAGAAGAATCCGAGGCAATTAGGGACTTAAAAAATACAATTATATGAAACACGACACCATAATTAAAGAGTTTGATGAGAAGTTTCCTGTTCAAGAACACTACTTAGAAGAAAGTGTAAAGTCACAAATGAAAGCTTTCCTCCTCAAATCCCTCAAATCCCAACAGGAGGAGCATGAAAAAGAGAAAGAAGAAATCAAAGAGGATTGTGATGCCGCAATGACTAGACATGATGAGGAGGCGGTGAAGATGATTGAGGGGATGAAGTATGAAGAACAACACCTTGGAAGTCCAAATATTAAACCAACAGAGATGTTTGAAAGAGGATTCAATTCAGCAATTATTCAAATTATAAACAAACTAAAATGACATTAGGAATAATAGCTTTAGCCCTAGCATGTTTCTCATTAGGTTTCTCATTGCGAGGATTATTAAAATGACCCCCATTACCAGCGAGAGAATAATATAATAAAAAGGATATGAAAGAATGTATATGCAAAGATGAATTGATGATAGATAAGGTGTATTGCCATTTGGCATGGTGTCCCCATAGTTACGTTTACAAACGAGATGTTGAAGAATATGAAAACCTGAACTGGTTTTTGAAACTATTTCGTCGTGACCCTAGAAAGTATTATAACTATTTACAACTCTAATACACCCCCACACCATGAAAAATAATCTAACAGAGCATGTGCAGAGTTTGAGAGAAAGGCTTGCAGAAATCGAGCATGAGCAATGGATTGCTTGGAGTAAGGACATTGCAAAGACCGAAGGCATATCAGAAGAAAGATTTATAAGGTGGCAGAAATTGTGGCGTCCATACAATGAACTTACAGAAGTGGAGAAAGACCAAGACCGAGAATGGGGCGATAAGGCTTTCCTCTCCCAGTTGAAGACTATTGAGCTTTTGAAAGAGGAGTTGGAGGGAAGAATGAGTGAACTTGAAAAGTACCCATTTTTTTCTCAAAATTGTCCTCGTATGAAGGAGCAAGGTTGGTGTGAGAGTTGTGCAGAAATAACTGGAAGGATAAGTGAACTTAAAAGAGCCATCACCCTCCTAGACACTATTATTCAAGAGGTTAAATCACAAATGAAATGAAAAAATACGAAGTCCTATTAAACTGCAATGGTTTCAAGGTGGTAACCGTTGAGGCAAAAAACAAAGAAGAAGCTAAGGAACTGGCGATGAGTAAAATGTCTCATTCAGACCACGGAGAGTATGAGTTCGGCGAGTTTTTATCAATCGAGAAAATTACTCACTAATCTAATAACAAATATGATGAATAGACAAGAAATATATGATGCGATACAAAAGGTAATTAAAGAGTGTACTAATCTCGACGGGCACATCCGAGCTGATAATTTTAGGAAAGAATTGTTAATAGAAGTGTTCCCAGAGATAGATGATACAGAAGGGTTACTAACCTCACATAACAAATCATGACCTCAAACTTCCTAGACACTATTATTCAAAATATTAAAACACAAATTAAATGAACATCATCTTCCTATTATCTTGTTGCCTATTATTCCTTGTATTGATTATAATAAGAAGTGCCTAATATACAAATGAAATGAAAAAAGTTATCAAAGTAATATATGAATGTGGGTGTAAAGAAGTGATACCTGAACATGGATTAACTGGTGGTGTTCGTTGTCCTGAACATCACAGACAACAAACCAATGAAATTACTAGGGAATGTCCTAAAAAGACAGATATAATTGGAAACTAATATGACCAATGACGAAACAAATGTATTATCTAGAATGATTCTAGAATATCAGACACAGAAAAGTTACCCATTCGGCGGTTCTGCAATGCTCTGTGCGATAGATAATTATGTAACAAAAATGGAAACAAAATATCAAAACATGACGCCAATAAGAAAAATAGCAAATCACTTATTATTTGAATTAAACTAACATGACCTCAAACTTCCTACAAGTCGGTAGAACAGTGAAGTGCGGACATTGCGACCCTAGTCTACAAAAGATAGATGACGTTGTGCCAGGAATGGTATGTGAATGTATTTGCCATGATCAACTTCCATGTGGTTGTACAGCAGAACAACATGATGCCTTTATGTGTTGTCCCAATAATAGAAAACCTCTAAAAAAGAAAGACCTCAACAAACTTAGACAGAAGATGAAGCCTAGTGACTTCAAGAATCAAACGACTGCAAGCACCCCTCCTGGCACTTGGTACACTGGAGAACGTTGCCCCCACCTCCACCTAGCAGATATGCAAGCGTTCCTACCGTACTTTATAGATGCAGAGTTCAAGAAAGGTAAGAGTAAGAATAGGGGTATGGCGATATTGCATGTAACCTTATTCTTGGATTGGTGTAAGAAAAATGTCAAAATCAAGAAATAAATCAAAAGCTCGTAAGAGAAAGATATGGAATAAGGAATTAAAGGTCAGTTGGAGTCGGAAAGCGCATAGGAGAGCCAAGATTCAGGGGGACTTGCGATACTACATGTAGCGTTGTTCCTAGATTGGTGTAAAAAGAATGTTAAGTGTAAGTAGTTCATTGAACCCTAGACCGATGCTCATGGTGGTTGGATATATGTGTAGTAAAAGGCGCAAACTTTTACCCTCCGTGAGCATCATTCTGGGGTGCAAAAACTGGGGATAAGTCCACATTGTCACATACCAGATCGGGGTATATAATGAAACGGTAATGAGGGATAGATTATTAAATGGCAAACAACTACATACCGACGTAAGCCGCAACTTTTGAGACTGCGGTATTTTTGTGCAGAGGATCGAGGATATACAAGACACACACTGATTTAAAAGCTTGGACATATCTTCGGCCTTCGGCATAAAGTCGAAGGGAAAGTAAAAAAATGAATGAGAAAGTCTGTATTGCCTGTAAAAGGGTTGAACTTGCACGGACGGGAACGGCTCGATGCCCGTCTGCTGAATGTAAAGCACAGATGGAGGCAGATATGGCGAAACCTCCGACACCGTGCCTACACGGGTTAGACTCACCACCAGATTGCGTTTCGTTGCCGCACAAGCGGCCGCAATGCCGGGATTAGTAACACACGTTACATCTCAAAAGAAAGGAGTTTATGAACTTCAACTACCAGAGAAACCTAGCACCCTTAAAGGGTTGCTTCGTCAAAAGAGTAGTACGGAGAGACATGAAACTCCCACGCTACTCTCAATACTGCTTCTGCCGTTTCGGAGTAGAAGACAGACGTACAGACCCAGTGGTTGGTGCGCATAGAATTGCACAGCTTCGCTCGTGGGTTTTCGCCCATCGACTGATCGGCAAGGGCCACATGCAAGTGCATAAACTCTTACCACCATCTCATCCTCCGCAAGGGGAATTCGATTAGTTCTTTCAGTCAGTGCCGACGAATGCTATCTTAGGCACAAATAGCCGTACTCTTGGTGAGGGTACGGCATTCTTATCCACTATGGTTGACAACCTGAAAAGGTGGTATAATAAGACCATGAGAACACCACACTCAAGCACAAACAAAGGCAAGAGGGTGAAGATCACTATGAGGAATGGGGATGTAATAATAGGAAAGTTCAAGGACAAAAAAAGTGGTAAGATATTTCTCGAACCCGGATACATTAGAGGGAAAGAAGGAGAAGAAAGAACATCAACGTGGGCAAGATCGTGGATTTCGATGAATTGTGTAAGAGCATTTTCGATATACAAACCAACAACATGACAAGTAACAAGTGTTACAACTGCCGGAAGCCAATAAAGAAAGGTCGAGTGGTGTGCGACAAGTGCATTAACAAGAAGATAGAACCTTCTCCGATACTAAAGATTTACGATAAAATATAATGACAGCAAATCTCGATGAAATGAAGAAAGCACTTGAAACCATCTCTAAAGGGGATGGAGTAGATAAGTCTATAACACACGCAGTCAAGCCACAGAAAAATCCAAACATCCAAAAAGACGAGAATGGAATTAAAATAGATAGGAGGCATTTCAATAAACATAGTCCAGGATCGGGCAGAAAGACTCTAGAGAAGACTATAATCAACAAAGGCATAAAGGAATGGATGGACGACCACGCTAGTGAATTGGTGGATATGAACCTGATAGACAAGAAGACTGGTAGACAGGTGACAATCAAGAAGCCCCGCCGAGTAGCCGTTATAGAGAAGATATTCGAGATAGGAATGAAAGGAGATCGAGTGATAGGAAATGTGGCGGCTCTCAAAGAATGGATGGATAGGTATGCTGGAAAAGCCAGCCAACCTATTCGTGGAGAGGGAGAGGATTCGCCAATCAGGTTACATGTCGATAACTTGGATAGAATATTAGAAAAAGCATATGGTAATGAAGATTAAAAACCACTGGTTGGGTAGGAAACATACTATGGCGAGTAGGCGTAAAATGAGCGAATCACGAAAAGGAAGAATTATAGGACCAGAATGGAGAAAACATATGAGTGAGGCAAAACAGAGGCAGAGAATACGAGATGGATATATCCTTTCACCAGAGGTAAGAAGAAAAGTAAGTGAATCAAAGAAGGGAATACCACGACCAGAATGGGTGAAGGTAAAATTGAGAGGAGCAAACGGTGGAGGATGGAAAGGTGGTGTATCGACAATAAACCACTTGATACGAGAAAATATTAAATATCGTCAGTGGAGATCAGATATATTTCATAGGGATGATTTTACATGCAAGATGGGAGGGGAGCGTGGTGGAGTATTAAATGCTCATCATATAAAACCATTGTCGTTAATTATTAAAGAGAACAATATAAAGACCCTAGAACAAGCTTTGGTGTGTGAGGAAATATGGGATTTGAATAATGGAATAACCGTCTGTGAGAAATGTCACAGATTAACCGAAACATATGGTACGAGAACAAAACATAACAAGATGTATTGATACGGCTGTCGAAGCTGGGTCACCTATGGATCAAGTTAAACAGTTTATTGAATGTTCTTACATTCCATACGAGTGGCAATGGCGATTTCATTCAGCATGTAGGGAAGCAGACAGGGCAGATGGACCAGTGGATATAGGGCTAGGAGGTGCAAGAGGACCGGGAAAGAGCCATGCAGTACTCTCACAGGCCGCTTTAGATGACTGTCAAAGGGTTAAGGGGCTCAAGGTGCTCTTTTTACGCCAAACAGGACAGAGTGCCAAGGAGTCGTTCGATGACCTCGTGGCGAAGACCCTATTGGGTCATATCGTGTATTGGAAAACACAGAACTCATTGAGGTTCGAGAATGGATCGAGGATCATATTGGGGGGGTTCAAAGATGAGCGGGACATCGACAAGTATATCGGTATCGAATACGATCTAATCATTGTCGAGGAATTGACACAACTTACGCAAGCCAAGTATGAGAAGCTTCGGGGATCATTGAGAACATCAAAACCAAATTGGAGACCGAGAATGTATACATCATTCAATCCAGGAGGGATAGGTCACACATGGGTCAAGGAAAGATATGTAATACCATTTAGATTAGGAGAGCAGAATATAACTCGATTTGTGCCATCAACGTACAAAGACAACCCAGCACTCAACAAAGAGTATATCGAGTATCTAGAGGGATTACAGGGCGATCTAGGGCGTGCGTGGCGTGAGGGAGACTGGGATCTGTTCGAGGGTCAATACTTCGCAGAATGGAGACGAGACAAGCATGTGTGTGAACCGTTTGAAGTCCCGGACACATGGCCAAAGTTCAGGTCAATAGACCCGTCAGGACGTTCAGGTATTACATCATGTCACTGGTACGCTGTAGATCGTGATGCAAGGGTATGGGTGTATAAAGAGCATTACTGCACGGGAATGGACATGGATGAGCATGCCGAGCAAATCAAGAAGATGTCGTTTGATAGGGAGGGAAATGCCGAGAGATATCAATACACGGTCATGGATTCGGCGGCGTGGGCAAAAGCCGGATACGCCGAGACTGGGATAGAGATTTACATGCGACATGGAGTAGGTGTGGATGAGCAGTTGATCGCTTCAGACAAACACAGATTGGTTGGTTGGAACGTTGTGCATCAGTATTTACGCATTGACAAACCAACTGTGGATAATCCCAACCCACAACCGAAACTCAAAGTGTTTAAGACGTGCTACAATATGATACGAACAATCCCAGAATTAAGACATGATGAACTTCACCCCGAGGATGTGGACTCGAAAGGTGAAGATCATTGCTTGACAGGAGATACGCTCGTTGATACTAACAAAGGACAAAAGATGATTAAAGATTTGGTTGGTAAAGATGGCAGGGTAGCCACCCTTGTTGGGTGGAAAAACTACCGCTCAGTTAGGATGACAGCACAACAACAAGAGATATTCAAAGTAACACTTGGTGATGGACGAAGTTTCAAAGCAACAGCAGATCACAATGTACTTACCGATAAGGGTTGGAAACAAGTGAAGACGCTTGATTTGGTACACGACAGTGTGATATGCTTAGATACATGGAAAAACCCATTATCATTTCAAGAACAATCCAAGAGTTTGAAGGAATCAGATACTATCTTTGCGGGAAATACTTCCAAAGGAAAGGACGCAGACTTCATGTTCGGGTATGGACGAGCGCTCATGGAAAAGTGGAGGGAGGATATCATGTCCATCATAAGGATAACGACAGATCAAACAACAGTATTGGAAATCTGGAAAAACTATCTAGGTTCTCCCACCTCTCCCTTCATGCAAAGTTACCAGAGAATCGTAGAGCATCTGCGGAACGCATCGTTAAATACGCAGTACCAAAAGCAAGAGCATGGCACGCCACAGCAATTGGATCAGAATGGCATAGTGAACACGCAAAAGAAAGTTGGAAACACTGGAAACAATATACAAAAAGATGCAAAGAATGTAAGAGAAGATACACAACCTATTTTCCAAGCAGATCGAAGTTCTGCCATCTTAATTGCAAAATGCGAGCCTTGCGGGAAAGAAGACGTCTACAATCTCACAGTTCCTAGTGTTAAGCACTTCTCGATAAATGGTGGTATTATAGTTCATAACTGTGGTGATGAACTCAGATACTTTCTTCAGACACTCCGAGAAGGCAAGGCTCCAAAACTTGAAAACGCTATTGAAAAGAGAATGAGACAAGCACAAGAACAGGAGACAAGTTACAATTTCAACTATACTCGCAACTAATTACAAACCAATATGGCAAAAAAAGAAAAAGTCATCGGATCACCAGAGACAAAAGGCAATCTGCCCGATAAGGACATCGAGAAAAGACTCAAAGACAAAAAGACTGTCCCTGAGTTCGCACCAAACTCCACTGAACGGGTGACAGCAAGTTACATCAAGAAGCGATCAGGTGAGATGATAAAGTTTAGACAGCAACTCAAAGTCGAGGGTCGCTGGAGAGAAGCAGATCAAGAATACTTACCACATGAACTGGACTTTGGCACAACTCGCAAGAGATTTGAAACTGATCAGGATACAGGATTACGTTCACGAATGGTACCAGTGGGAGATATCACACAGCAATGGAGACAAGCTTCAAGTTCTCCTACTCTCTTGGCGAAAATACAAACAGCAATCGGTCTTATCATTGACCAAATGCCAGAGGCAGAGCTTGTTCCGCTTCTTAAGAGATACCAAGCGACTACAGACATGGCATATGCGCTATGGAAAAGGAACTGGCAAATCAGTGGATCAAAAGACAAATTGAAAATGACAGTATTTAACATGTTTAAGTATGGTTGGACTGTTCAACGTACGTTCCCACACAAGTATTCGATACCAAAGCGTGTGAGAGTGACTGTGGATACAGAAAACCCTGAAAAGGATACATATGAAGAACGTGAAATTGAGAGATATAACGACGTGGATGTACAACCACTCGATCCGTTCAGAACATGGATTGATGAGATGACCTTGCCGTACCAGCCAGAGACTATGAAAGAGTGTTACTACGAAGTTGACATGGACTACGACACATTCATGACTGAATACGGTGATTATCCGAACGCAAAGTTCGTACCGCCAAATTCATTCATGCAACGTGGTGAAGAAGAATCAAAAGTTAGACTTGGCGGAACGATCCGAGACAACACGAATGCTGACATCAAAGAGCGTACAGACATCGTGACTGTGGGTATATTCGAATCAATCCGCAAAGACTTATTCAGTATTTACATCCCAAAGTGGAACATCCCCGTGTATGTTAGTCCCCTACCAAACGATGAGGGGTATTTGTCGATTACGCACACGATGTACATCATTCGTTCAAGTAAACTTCCGTATGGTATCTCAATCTGGGAAATCATCAGACAAAACAAAGGACTATACGACAAGATGAAGAACATGACGTTCGATCAGCTCGTGCTATCGATCATGAAGTCATTCTTCTACTCGGGGACGAATATGAACCTCGGTGACGGAAAGATAATGATCGTGCCAGGTGAGGGTAGACAGATAACTTCATCAACAGGAAAGCCTGAAATCACATGGAACGAAGTCCCTGGACCAGGCAAAGAAGCGTGGGAGGGTATGAAAGCTATCCAGGACATGATGGATGATGACACGGGTATCACACCAACACTTGAGGGTGAAATCACAGGCAAGACGCTCGGTGAGATACAGCTCGCCCGTGAGGCGGCACTGCATCGTCAGAAGATTCCATTGGATAACATTGCATGGCTTATTGAGCAAGATGCATATCTCCGTCTCTCATGGATGTCACAACTCTACACTATCCCCACAGTCAAGGATTTCACCGATGAACAGGAACTTATGGATTATGAGAAAGAGAATCAGATCGAACATTCTGAGTTATTCCAAGAACAGTCAAGTGATGGAAACCCAGAGCCAAAGATTACAGCAACATACTTGCCACAATTATCGCTTCATCTATCAGATTCCGAAGGGAAGTTGGTTGCGGGAAAAGAGTCGCAGTTCTATCAGTTAGGTCACAAGAAAGGTCAGATACATCCCCGTCAACTAAAGTGGAAAGGTATATTCAAAATCATACCAAGGTCGATCATTGATTCATCGCAGACACTGGTGCATGCGGCGAAAATGGAAATGGCAAACTTACTTGTGCCTTTGCTATCAAGTCCATTACCAAACGCAATGCAGTTACTAGCCAAGATCGCAAAGCAGATCATTAAGGTACATGAGGAGGATGAAAAGGATTGGTTACCAGATACATGGGTCGATTTTCTGGAGAATCCGGAGGCACAACAGCCTCAACAGCCAGGAACAGGGGGTCTACCACCCGGACAAGGGGCGCCACAAGCGCCAGGACAAGCCCAGACGCAAGGAAACCCTCAAGGTGGGTCAATGCAAGGTAATCAGGGAATGGCGCCGCCACAAGCACCTACGGCAGTACCAAGAGGACAAGTTTCATCTGGCACCCCACCCCAGTCAGGTCTAGGTTCTATATTCCAAAAAAAGCTCTAGGTGTGGTATAATAAAGACATGGAAGGAACACTAACAGAACTCATCATGGCATGTGGGAAAGACTTTGTAGCCTTACACAAAGTTGTCGGAGGATTTCGTGCTGACGGAAATAAAGAAGTAGATGACATGGAGTTCCCAATAAAACACTTTGAGGAAATGGGAGATACTCCAGAACACGCAGTCGAAAAACTATTATCAAAATTACAGGTAAAAATATAACATGAGTAAACGCTCTACATCTGATGGATATATGTCTTCGGTAGAAAAAGGAAGTCGTAAGCTCGATAGATTTTTTAAGAAGATGGGAGGCAAGAGCGAAATGAGTATCATGCAAGAAAAACGAAGAGAGGAAGATATAAAATCTGGTGCTTATGCAAAACGAAAAGCGGAATCTGAATTGGATACAAAAAAATATAAAGAAGTAGTTAGAAAATATCATGCTGAGGTATCTGCGGGAGGTAATCCAATAAATCCTTATACAGGAAAAACTCATCACTAAGTAATTATTAACAACTAACAAAACTATTATGACAAAGGTAAATGCAAGTGAAGTATCAGAAAAAGCAAAGTCGAAGTTACGCCCGACAGTTAAGATGGGTGGCACGGTGACTGTTAATGGAAAAACTCCGTCAGCGGCATGGGAAAAGAAAAGTCAGGCAAATCACGAAGCTAATCGTGCAAAACGTACAACAAGTGATGGATATATGCCGAGAGTTAAAGAAAATATGATTCAATATAACAAAGAACGGGGTAGTAAAATGTCTCCGTTGGAAACATCCGTAAGGAAACATAATAAGAAAGTAACAAAAGAGGATTTGAAACAATAACATGTCCCAGAAGCAAATCAAACAAGCGAATAAGTTCACGGTGAAACAAGTCCTCGCAAGTATCGAATGGTCAATCGAGGACGGTGAGTTGATATTGCTGTCAAGACTATCAGACGAGTTTATCACCATAAACATGGACGCAGTAATAAACAAAAATGGCGAAGATTAACAAATTACAATCAGGACAGTTGATGGCACTCATGGATAAGCCTGGGTGGTCAGCACTTCTGTCACTTGTCGCAATGACCATAAACGAATTGAACGCCCGAGAGGTTACGGGTCAGAATGAGTTCGAGATTATTCGTTCAGTCTATCTCCGAGAAGGTCGGGTCGGTGCCCTCAAAGAGTTCTTCAATGATATCGAGAACGGTAATTCATTATCAGGTGAGGCGACTAGAGGACAATTAACATGATTCCAGAACATTCAATTCTACAACTCACTGGACCCGATGGTACATGTGAGTTCAATGTAGATCCAGATCAGGAACAATTCAAGATGACAATGGGTAAGGAAACGAAACGATTCAGACGGGTTGACCTATGGAGTCTCACATTTGCCATAGCCAACGCCGAACAACAAGCAGACATGATACCCGTGAGACGAAGTGAGGTAGTAACATATCGCAGGAAGCATAATGTCAAACTCAAAAAGGACATGAAGAAAGGTGAAGTGATTCATGTATCGTGCGAGATGAATGTAGAGAAAACAGTCGTCGAGGGGCTTAAGGGTCTTATTGAACAAAATGCCCCCAAGGTAGTAGATCGAGGAGGATTACCAATCATCGGAGCATCAAAGTTATCCACAGGATAGTAGTTGTGTACAAATTATTAAATAACTTATATAATACAGACATATGACAACACTCATAAAAGAAAAGAAAGCAAAAGTTAGTCCACAACAGTTCGTTACACTTGAACAGTTTGATAAATTGACCGATGTATTGAAATCAATTTCAGATACAGTGATCGAA